ACCCGTAACAGCCTCTGAAAAGTCCTCGTTGTATCTTCCCTTTCCTGATTGCTGCGCCTTCATTCGCCGCCTGTTAGTTTTCATCGCAGCGTTGAAGTGTTTGCGAATGCCTTCCCTTATCTCCCATTCATCAGTGTGTTGCTGCGCAATTTCGTTAGCCATGGCATGTAGTTCAACGGGATCAATCCCATGAAACTCAGCAGCTGAGTTGATTTCGTCGCGATGTTTTTTGTGAAGCTTGCCGAATTCTTGTTTGTTCTTCACATCTTGCGATTGCTGTCTTGCCAGGTTGCCTGTTGGAGCAGATGGGTCGACGTAAAACGGATCGTCTGATTCACCATGGGTGTCATCAACTGCGGATTCCGGTTCTGGTTCCTGAACTGAACCCGCCAATACGCGATGCTCACCATCCTGAAATCCTTTTAACTGCTGTTTAATGTGGTCAAACGTATCTCTGGCTTGATTTCTCCATTCTTCTTCAGAAACACCGTGCCTGCTTGCCATTTCCGCAGCATTGTCCGGTCGCTTAGCTCGACGATCTGTCCTGCCACTAGGTTGATACCGATCGTTTGCCGCCCAATCGTACTGATCTTTTTGCTTTTCTGATTCAAACCCTATTGTTCCACTATTCATACCCGCCCGGTACGCTCGTGTTTGTCCTGGAAAACTCACTGGCTTTTCTGAAGACGGTTGATTGGATTCCGGTTCCGCAGCTGCCACATCGCCGACGTCCATCGGGGAGACCTCAGACGGAGGATTCTTGATTTCTCCAGAAGGGTTAGTGAGCGAATCATTAGATCCGCCTTCTCCGCTTCTTGGGTTTCGTTCGTCGTTTCTGCTTTCACTGGATAGGTCATCTAAATCTTTCCCCTTCAGGCCATCTGGGCCTTTAACAATGTCGCCATCATCCTCAACTTGCACAGCCGTTCCGCCAGCATGCTTTGCACCGTCCTTGCCTGAGTGACCACCAATAGTGATCCAGTCAGCCTGGCCATTGTTTCGTTTATCTGTGCTACCTGATGAACTGCTTGACGAACTGCCACCGAAATTCTTCTCAAATGCTGCATTGAGTTTCGCTGCGAATTCAGGATCGTTCTGTGCTTTTGTTTTCAAATCATTATTAGGTCGAGCCAGTACCTCTTCTGGACTTGGGAATGAACTAGACGAGTCTAGTTGACTATTGGAGTACAGAGGCTGCTTTGGCGACTGAGGTGATTCAGTAGGGAAATCAGGCGAATCGGAGTCTGCCACAATATCTGGCCCCGCTTCTGGATTCCCTGGGGTCACAGATGAGTCCCCGCTTGAATCAGGGGACGGCATCATTGAGTGCATGACAGACATTGCGATAGCTGCAAGAATTGCTCGCATGATTCCGCCAGTAATTCCCATGCCATACTTATCAACATCAACCAGTGTAGAAGTGCGAAGGTATCGATCGACTTCGACTCCAACCGGAGTAGACATGATCGCGTCAATCCACATTTGCAACTCTTCACGGGAATACTTGGACAACTCGGCACGCATCTTGGATTCCATCGTATTTGGATCGTCAGGATTCCCCGGATCAGTATTGAAAAGCAGGTTTTGCCCTTCAAGATCCTGCCGGCCAGCATCAAATAACGATCCCTGAGCGCCTTGAATAGCACCGTCAAACTTGGGAGCTACTTTCTTCGGAGCTTCAGGAGGCAATAGTTTGAATGGCTCTTCCTCTGGAACAATGCTATCCCGTTGACGGTTTTCCGCCTCTCTTTCTTCGCGGGTAAAACCCCTTTTTTGCAATGGCTTCTCGTTAGGATCATCAATGGCGTCGACAGTTTCGCGACCGGAGTTCTTCGTGAACTGTTTACGTGCCGACTCCATCGTCGGGTGAATAGTGATGCTTATGTTTTCACCGGCATCGAGGTCGCGAGCACGAACGCGGAATTCAGGCTTACCATCGTCAGTTTCTTTCGCCCATAATTTGTGTTCGATATTCTCATCATCCACATGCAGAAAGTGAGTCCGCATCTTGTATTCGCCAAGTTTGAACGGCAGTTGTTCCAATGGCGCATTGTCTGCGATCGCACTTTCCTGCGTGCTCGCACCGTCCGTAAACAGCCCGTCCAGTTCTGGTTCAATCGCGGGCTCCTTCACCAGATACCCGTTGTCGTTCCCGTGCTTGTGAGCCTTCTTCATCACTTCCATACGGCTGTCACCGTGGTGCGATGTTGTTTCCAGAGACTTCGGATGCTTGACGTGAGCGGACCAACTACCGTTCTCGTTCTCAACAACCTTAACCTCGGCCATTGCGCCATGCTTGCTCGCGAACTGCCCGCGATGTTTTGAGCCGTGGTTTTCCACTTCGCGAGGATGCTGCTCCTCACGGAACGGCTTGCGATGAACTTCCTCGTCGCGATACTGATGAAACAGGTTCTTCTGATTTGGGGCCACCTTACGCGCGTACCTCTCCAGCAATACTTCCAGGCTGTTCCTGGCATATTGAACAACAGAATCACCCATCTTTTCACGAAGCAGGCTGATCGACTTTTGCACGCGATGATTGATCGTCTGCTGTGAAACACCTTCACTGGCAGCAATCTCAGCTTGAGTCTTTCCCCCGTAGTAATCCATCAGGATGCGTGAGTCAGATTCAGGAAGATCCTTCATTAAGTCACCAAGCACGGACAGAAGCTGATTCTGTTCAGCTTCAGCATCAGGAGAAGGATCTTTACCTTCAACTTCTCCCATGCCATCACCACCGTCTTCTGTTGGTGCCATATTACCAGCTCTGCCGCGACGAGATTCCTTTTTTGTTTCGTTCAGCATGGCCTGCTGTATGTACCGAAATGCAAACGTAGAAAACTTGACACCCTTTTCCGGATCGAAGTCTCGATGAGCACGGAGCAATGCCTCAGCCCCGACCTGCTTCAAGTCTTCATTGTTTCGCCCATTGAAGTATCGCCGTCCAGCAGTCGTTACCAGCCCCATGTGATCCTTAACGACCTGCTCTTCAGATCGTGGAGCATCCTTAGAACTGGCACGAGGTCTAGGAGCCTGTGGAGGGTCCAATGTTGACGCAGTAGTTGTTGATTTCGGGGCAAACTGCCCTGGCTTGTGCGTACCGCGAACCTGAGATTCGCGTGGATGCTTATCTTCTTCAAACAACGATCGTTGTCCGGCAAGAGGGACATGCCGAGAATAGGCGTCAATCACGTCAGACATTTCATGCCCCAACAACAAATGAAGAAGAATTGGCTGCTGGCTTTTTCATATCAGCTGTCTTGAGCCAGTTTTTGAACTGACCAATAGTCATGCCTGTAATCGCCTGCAGGCCCTTCCAGCCCTTGGAGTAATTTTCCGCATATGCTTCACGGGCCTGCTTCTCGTTTAAGAAGCCAACCATCACCTTGTGTTCGTCAAAAGCACCCGTTTGCGGGTCAATTTGATCAACAACAAACACCAGATCAGAACCTGTGTTTCGCCCAACAAAAGCGTCAACATGGTCCGTGTCTGCGCCAACCGTACCAAGAATGTACCCATAGTGGCACTTCATCTTGGTTTCCCATTTCTTCCCATTCGAATCAGTACCCCTGCGAGTGCTGCCATATGGGTTTTCAATAGAGAATCGCAGGCCATTCCAGGTCGCTTTCCCCTTCTTGTAGTTCCCGCTCTTTACCTGCGACTCAGATGGGTTCGGCTCTGTCTCGGAAGCCGCTTTATTGAACAGGCGATCTGACCGTCTTTCATATCGATCTGCTGGACGATCGTACTCGCCTTCATCGAAACTGAGAGCACCAAAACTGTCTTCAATCTGGCTCCATTCACCTTCTGATGCAGCTGGATCGGAGACGACACCGGGTTCTGCTCCCGGAATAGACGGAGGCATACTAGATGCCATGGAAAGTACGTGCTCACCCTCTTTTGGCTGACTAATGCCGAGTGTCTTGAATACTTCCGATTCCGGAATTCTTGCATTCATTTGGAACGCAGACTGAAACGCTTCCAGTCGTTCCTGTGCGTCATCGGCTTCTGTCTTTAGCCGAAACTTCATGTGCCATCCGAGCGTCTCACGAAAGTTCAACCGCTGCAGGAACCGGACAAGCTCCTCGCCAATCGTTTCTTCCAGATTCCTGGCATCGTACTGCACAATCTGATGCAGCGTATCCATGTGAGCTTCCGCAACACCAGATCCAAGCCCGGTAGCGGCTGCTTCGGTCGTCAGATTCTGTCCAAGGATATACCGCTTGATCCGACCACCGAAATACTTCTCAACGATGTCCTGGATGATGTCGAGCCCCACGGCTCCCGGCTCAACAACCTGATAGTCATACATGGTGCTATCGTCGCCGGCAGGACGAGGGAAGTAGACGATATTACGCCCATTCGCCATTCGTTCAGTAGCAGCCTTCTTCACTTTCTTTAAGGCGTCATCGTCACCCATTGGGTACGTCCAGACTTCAACACCACCAGCTGAGCGCTCAAGGTACTGCATCAGGAATGCAAAGGCTTCCTGCTTTAGATACCACTCCCAGTAAATGCGGCTACGAATGCCAACCCCGTGAATAGAACCGGCAAAGTAGGAATGGTGATAATCTGCATCTTCAATGAAATGCTTGTGTACCGTGAACGTATCCCGTTCCCACGGCTTCAAGAAAATCGCGAGCCCGTCACCCACAGGTTCAGACTCATGTTTTTTTCCTGGTCGCTCTGTATGCTGATGGATCGAACTGATTCGCACGCCCATTTGATGAGCATACGCGCCTTCCTTCTTTGTCCCATAGAATCGCCCATCATCGTACCGGAACACCAACTTGTCGCCATTGATTGGCATCCAGCCCGGATGATCGTGATGAAGCGGCTTGGGAATCATTCGCTGCCGGCCATTGATCGGGACATATCCATATCGGTGCTGAACACCAGATCGGCCGGTCCAGATCGCGTCCATCAACCAGAATTTGTATTCTGTGAATCTCCGGATACGCTTGACCATTCCAGTGAGTGATCTGGCCAGTGAAATCTGATAGACGTTTGTTTCGTCTTCAGGGACGATCTCCCAGTCGAGCAGTGATGTCAGGCGTTTGCGATTCTCAATACATTCAAGGATACCAACGTCTTTTCGCATCAAGTGGGCATTATCAATGCTATCCCTGATTGCTTCGTCTGGATTCAGGTAAGCCCGGCTGTAAGTTCCAATGAGAGACTGAAACGTGACAGCATGTGGGAGTGCGTCTTCACCATAAAGTGGTGGCGCACCAGGAGCCTTAGAGGCCGGGTCAGTACGGTCTGACAGCCACTTATGAACGAAATTCGAGGCGTGCTCTTGCTCACGAGACGAATCGTTGATTTGAACAGCAAATGCGTGCGGGTCCATCCGTCGCTTTCCAGAAGGCTTCCAGGCTCAGATACTGTACCGCTTGCGGGGTAATTCGTCAAAAGGTTAATGAGGGAAGGGCGGCCAATTCAGTCACGAGCCCTCGTCGTCCTCTTCCGGATCAACCGGAGAGACACAAACAGTGCAATGGCCAGTGTTTTGTGGGCTGAAGATCGGGAGAGCGAAGTCAGAGCTGGAATCGTTGATTCCGAAAGCATTTTTGTGCTCAGTGAGCAGTCGGACTTTATTGCAGCAGGTCGCCTTGAAATCAGTGGTCCTGTTTCTCCAGGTGATCGTGACAGGTTCAGCAGGATTAGCGAAAACTTCACCGCGGATTCGCTTGAAAATACCATCGGTTGAACTGCCAGTGATTGTGAAATCAGGGACTGGTCCGTAATACGAGTAAAATGACATATTGGTAGGATACGGAACCAGACCACCATACGGGCCTGGCCAGAAGTTAAACTTCGTAACCCCTCCAGTGGCGTCATGAATAATTGGAAGGCCTATCGCGCCGGGATAGGGCGATGAGGCTCCATAGGGATTTGGTCCGTTCCCATACCAAAGTCCTGAAGACTGAATTGGCTTAACCCTACTGAAAGATAACGCGGCTTCTTCCCAGTCCGCTTTGAAAAACGCCGGCATTGCCAGTTCTTCAAGGAACTCCAACTCTTGCCATGGGATCCTGACTTCATTTCCTACATCCCAGTCGTCTGGCCGAGACCCTACCTTGGAGTAAACGTAAAACAGACGCGATTCCAATTGGTTATGAAGAGTTGTTGGGTACCACTGGGTATTCACATACAGAGGACGACTGTTTCCGAGTGCGAGCCACAGCCTGTAAGATTCATCTCTCCAATTCAGGTTGTATTTCGGCGAACCTGGGTAGTCCTCAGGAAGACTCGGATTGATTGTTCCTGACGATCTTTCTGGTCCATACTCCTGAAGGTCATAGACAACATCGTTTTGTTTGTATGGTGCAGGTACCTGGTCATCCTTTTCATACGAAACGGAAACTCGTGTGTCGTACAATGCGGGAATTGAACCCCACGTGTACCCACCTTCAACCTTCTTTATGTCTGTACCAAACGGGAATTTCTCAAAGAAAATGCTCCCGTCTGACTTTCTGCGGTATCGCTCAATCCGAATTCCATTTCGCTGTGAACCGCCGCTTTCAAGTATGCTACTTGCAAATGAATTTTCAACTAGCTCACCATTCAGGTTGTAGTAGTCCCCATGTCGAGTGGAACTAGGAGCTATTGATTTCAGTGTGTGTTCAACCTCATGAATTTCAGCAACACGATAACCATACGTTCCGATGCTACAGCAAATATGCTCACCAACGGCCTCAACAACTGGTATTACCTCGCGAACTTGACTTGGGGGCGACTCTAAGTCCCATGTCTCAGACCATTCATGTCTGATCTGAGACCAGCTTTGCATTCTCTTTCCTGTCACCCGTCTTGATGACCAAGGGTAAGTCGTTGATCCATTTATCTTGGCAGCTGCTCCAGCGATGAACGCTAAGTTGCCAGTGATATCACCATAAGACCAGGAGTGCAGTTCTGGTGGAACCCAATAAAAAGCACTAACTGGAACCGAAGTAGCCGGCACTACAGCTCCGTAAGGACCAAGACTGGAATTTCGAAGTGGAACGTAGAATCCGTCGTATAGACTGTGACTGTATCCGGGTATTGGGACTTCTTCATCTTCAGTATCAAGAAACAGTGACAATGCTGTGAGTTGATCATCAATCACATACTCAGTCGTTCCACTTGGCTTTCCATCTTTGTTTCCAACGTCGTAGTACTCAATCTCAGGAGGCTGTTCTACTTTTCGGCTAAAGAAACATTTCCTTGATTCAGGTGTCCCCGGTGGTGGGTCCAAAAACTTGACACTGTCCGGATTAAAGGACGCTTCCATTGACTCTAATTTACGGTCGGCAATCGGTGAATAGGAGACCGTCCTGTTGTCTGCCCAGCCGTCTGACGTAGATCGCATTGAATATTCAGGAGCCAACTCATAAAGCTTCTGACCGTAATTCAGATTTGGGCCTGTCCCTGTTCCGGCCAGGACCTTTGCCCATCCTTTATGAACAAGAAAGTTTGTCCAATGTCCAGGGTGAAGACGAACGCCATTCGGAGCAACTTCACTCACTGGGCGTAGATCGCCACCTTGATACACGCCAAACTCGTCCGGAGTACCGCCATACGGTGCTGGGACATATGAATCATACAAAGGAATGACCGGCTTCCACTGACCCTCTTTATACGTGAACGAAAACGGTTCTGTCAGCCTCGGTAAATCATCAACATCGGGCGGAAGATAGTTGTATCGGCAAGGGGATTCTGGTGGATCAAATTTCGGGTGAACACAAGCGCAGCATTGATCGACATTGTAATACTCTGTGTTCTCGCGTCGCTGACTGTGGCGACGTAAGTGCTGACTGGAAAGTCGTCCAAAGTATTCCGTCTTTGCTGACCACTTGACGATTTCTTCAGCCATAGCATTCCACTTTTAGAGTTGTTTTCACCCATTGGAGATTGTGACTCAATGGAGCTGATCCGCTGGTTTTGAGAATGACGTTCACACCACCATTCCCCTCACTGTCTAACCCCACAAAACGACGCTGAAGAAAACCAGCTTGCAGATCGAACCGAAAGTCTCTTGATTCCGGCAGCTCTGTATCCACGATGATTTCTTTGGGTTCTCTTACTGCATCAAATTGAGATAGTAGACTCACACCAGATGGATCGGGTGCATCTGTTGAGTTCTCAATCCAAAAAAGAAACGGGGCTGCATTCTCGTTCGCCACACTGTCTGCGTTTGAAGTCAGTGTCATCCAAACTCGCGTGATAGTCTTTAGCGAGGCATCGTAAAGTCTCTCGAAGTGATGAACTGAATGAATTTGCGGACTGTCCTCAAACACATTTGACGACGTGTCTGTTTGCTCTCCAGAATCCAGATAAGATTGAATTGTCCCAACAGCTTCTAAAATGTAGTAGTTGGTTGGGCTTACGGACGCACCACCAACATTGTTCGAGCAATCACCAATAAAGTGGCGAGTTGGCTGTGACCATTGAGTGTGTGATAACGGCATGTCATCACCTACTCAGGAGGATCAGGGGGTTCTGGGACTTCCGCATCAATGGTCAGCCTCAATTCAGACCAGCCGTCAACATCGTATTCCATTTCCAGTTCAACTTTGTTGAACGTAGTGAGATCCGTTGCTTCATCACCATTGTTCCAAATCGCAACGAGTGTACCGGCAAGCAGGCCACCAATACCGCCAAGCTGTTCTTCGAGCTGTGCATAGATGTCGCCAAACCAAACTTCCCGATCCTCATCCCAAGTCATAAGGAAGTTGCCGGACCTCAATATGATCCTTCCGTGCTCCTGCCGAATCACCACTGGACCGATTTCAGCAATCCAGTTCCGGGTTGTGTTCATGTCCTCCCCGGTGACAGAATTCGTTATCGTCAAATCGGTGTTTTCAATGCAACTGCACGAACATCCGGAGCCACCGCCGCCATCACTGCTAACTACCTCTTCAGTCACCGTTGCTTTTATGGCAGATGGAATCAGGTTGTGTGGATGCGATCTTGCTCGCGTAAAGCAACGAAATCCATCTGAAAAGTAAGTCCTCTGGAAAACGACATAGTCGGTCGTGATGACAGGTTGCCACGGTTGAACACCAGCCATTGTGATGTCGTACTGGTAGTTGAAACGCGCATAGTAATCCTTGGCAACTTGCTCCTTTTCTTTTGCCGGGGTGTACTCAGTTTCTTCAGGGTCCTGTTCGCGATCCTCATACGCTACTCTAATTACAGCGACTGCCCCTCGCTCAACATCGTGATGATTTTCAGCTTCCTCTTCAGATGAATCAGAAAAGCCAACCTCATAGGAATCAACTGAAGTGAATGCGCCATCACTTCCAACAAATACTGTCTCGGGAACTGCAATGCCGATGTCATTAAATGATCCACCCATCATCTGGATTGGTGAAACACCTGGCACATTGCCAAAATGATCTGGCGTTGATTCATCTGGGCGAATCTTCGTGTAAAGACCGAGCTTTCCCGTCTCGTTGTTCTTGTAAACAACATCTGAAGACTGACCATCAATGAAGACGAATCGCGTCTGGCTTAGAACCTCGCCCTCTCCGGTGTCTTTGTCCAGAACGTCGAATCGGCAAAAGTCTGGAACGATCGTCCCACCCATGTACCAGCAGATCGACTCAAGAACTACCGCGAAGTTCTCGTGATTATTCTCCTGGAAGATCTTTGGCATGCTGATGTAGTATTCACTCTGGCCACACCAGTCCAGTCTCTCATCCACCAGGCTGTTCATATACAGAATCAGATCAGATGGCTCCTGCAGCTTCTTTCCGTATTCACTTGGTGGTGATTCAACGTCTTCCGGCTCAACGTAATCACTCGACATGTTGCCGACGTTCTTGTACTGCCACCAGTATCTTGCATCAACTACTGGTATAAGCCACAGGCCGTCAACTTCATCTGGTATCAAGCCGGGGAAGTTGTCCCCCAATTCTCGCACTGGAACTGGACGTGGCGGTAGAGGGGACACCGTCATTCGAATTGTGTTTGGTTCGAAAGGAAATGCAGATACGTTCGTAATTGACGGATCTATGTCCTCAATCTCGTCCATGCCTGTTGTCATCACCAGTTCAAGGCGATTCATTGAAACCGTATCGCCAGGACTCAAACTTACCGTTTTTTCATAGATCTTCTCGACTTGTTTACCAGTAGCCAAGAACACCCCATAAGACCAACGAGTTGCACCAGTTGGAACAACAAGCTGGTTCAATCTTGGAACTGGTGGATCTGGATAGTTCGTGAACAGCAGGTTAGTTCCGCGATTCACGTTTTTTTCGTGATGTGGTACTAGATGCTGCATCAACTCCATCGAGTGATATTTTTCAATCAGCGCATCAAGATGCCCGTCCGGGTCCTGAAGAATCAATGGGATGCCATCGAGTGTTATCATGCTTGATCGCTAACGGGATAATTACGGGTACTGGCCGAGGTCCCAGTGAAAATCCACACCAAAAACAATAGACATGATCCCACGACAATGAGAACTCCTGTCGTTTCCTCCAAACGCTTCGTTCTCTTCTCGCACAACGCTGGAGTCAGATAGCGGATGAATCGCCTGAGTCAGGATGCAGTTGCCCTCCACGCCATCTTCAATTTCCAAATAGCTGCCAGTCATGCGAGCCAGTATTTTCTGTTCAAGGAAAAACAGACCATTGGGTTCAGACAGGAGTAAACTGTCGTCATTACCACTTCTGTCCCGTCGATTCATCTGCCAGATAACCACACGAGCCGAACCTTGATATGGAACAACCATCTGGCCAGATGCAGCTTGAGCCGCCCAGTCAAAGTCCCCTCCGGTGATCTCCACCGTCAGGAACTCTCTGTCTCGCTGATTGTCCGGAGCCTCAGTACTGTCAGCACGAATGAAAGTTCTGTGCGCAAACCGGCTGTCTGCGCCTTCCAGTAACTGACGAAACCGCTTTAGTACCTGCGCCTTTGTGGTTCGCTCAATGGTCGGCATTAGTTGATATCTGAAGCAAGTCGCTCAAGGTAATCAGAGAAATCTGCAACGTATTGAGCATGCTGCTCATCTGTGAGCTTGGACGCTGTCTTTGCATCATTCAGTTCGGTCACGAACGCATTGGCAGCAGCAATGATATCGGTCTTGGTTTGAGAAGCAGAAGCGTGAGCCATTGCCTGTGTTGGTGTCATGTCAGCCATTTTTTAACTTCCTATTGTCCAGGATGAATCGTAAAGCTCAGAAAATAGTACCGTGAACGGGGCAGAATCACTAGAACCTGATGACGATGAAGCAGCCTTTTCGTATTCCGGTATCCCCAATTTAGCCCTCAATGGATTCCGGTTGAGAGCATACAGATATTCCGCCCGAACGGTATAAAGACGCCCCTTGCCGTCTGGAGCAATCTCTGGAGTCTCAACTGGCATCGTATGATGGATCAGTTTATTGACAACAGGTGCTGAGACGCCATCAACAGATTCTTCGTAAAAGACGTCAACTGGAGAAGGAATGTTCGGAGGCATCCCGTACCGTTCAGCCTCAACAATGATCTGTCGTCGATACTGAGTTGGTCCCAGACGAACCATGGCAGATGTAGGACTTGGAACTACCGGTGCGCCCGGACTTTCCTGAACCGTTACCTGTCCAGAAAACGGCAACTGCAAACTCATCGGATTGGCATCATAAGTGCTGCTGATTCTGTAAGTCGTGTAAACAGCATCATAAGTGCTGTCACTGAATGTTTGACTTGGAACGTCCTCGAGTCCTTCCACGATCTCTACCAGAAACTCTGGGTACTTCAGCGCGTAGATTGACTCCATATCGAATTCAGGCTTGAACTCTGTTGGTTTCAACGCATTCCACATTGCCTCTCTTGCATTTTGCTCGCTGTCACCCATCTGTGAGGCATCGTTAAGCGTGAATTTATTGTTGCACCGGGAAGTCAAAACAGCATGTAGAGCAGCAAGCGGTGGTATTGGAACATCTGCATCAGGAACTTCACCCGTCCTGTTCCCTCTTGATCGCTGGTTGTTGTAGTCCTCAAGTGCTGTTCCAGCTAAATGACGAGTCCTGGTATACATTGCCCCCGATACTGCGCTTGCAATGCTCAAATCAGCTTCTAAATCGGCTTTTGCAACTGGATGTCGTTGGCCTATGAAAATAAATGTGACTGAATTGTCCTGGTCAGTTCCTTCGTTCGAGGACAGTTCAAGACGGATTGGACGGATACTAAACTCACCGTCTTCCTTTATTTTCTGAGATAATTGCAATTTTGATTCAGCGATCGCAAATGCAATGCGAAACATCGTATGCTTTGATGTCACTCGTTCGCCCTTGATTTGTATCTGGAGCGACACGTTGACGATATGTCCAAAGCCTTCCATTGACTCGCGATGCTTGATTGACACATTGGTACAGCCAATAGGTGCTGTGATTGTCACTTCCTTGTCAACAACAGTGTACTGCAAAGATAGACCATCTTCAGACGCCTTGTATTCAACCCTGTCTCGTCTCATTCCTGGCGACAATGGTGCAACCGTCAAGTTGCGATAGTCGTGCGGATTCCAATTTGGATTGGCGAGTCGAACCTGACCAGCAAATGTCCGCACTAGATATCGATTGTCATCAACCGAATCAGTGCAAGACCATCGATTACTAAGGACTCCAAATTGGCGATAAACATCAACATGGGAATCTGCCAGTCCAGCGGGAAACTGATCGTTGGCGTCACCATCTGCAGTAATTGAAACTGGATCGCCGAAGGAATCTCGTTCACATGGTGGATTCAGGCAACTCTCAATTTCAAACTCAACACGAAACAACTTCTTTCCAGTCAAGTGAGTAATGTTGATCGACTTTGGAGTTGGTCCACCATTGACTTCATGATTGAAAAGAAGAGGGGGGACAGCTCCACCGGATATGGTAGACGGGGCTGGAATCGCATGATGCAAAATGCGCCCTGTTGGAGTCGGAAGCGGATCCTGATCTGTGATGTAGAACTGTAGTTCTTTCCTTTTGTCATTCAAAAATGAATGCAGCAACATGTAATGTGAGTCAGCACCGGGCTTGAGCCCAGCACCTGGAATATAAGAACTTGGTGGAGTCTCTATCTGCGGGTACGACCCGAAGAAACTATTTTCTGCAGCCGAGAAGTACCCTACGACTCGAATTCGAGTCTTCAGCTTCTCAATGTTCATCCCGGACGGATCAAGTATCGGATCTTCACTGAACAATAAAGTCTGGCAATTACGAAGAAGAACCCCGTTATATCGCAGCACTGTTTCGGAACTATTCATGGCCCGCCTTTCAAAGCTGGCTGCTTAACAAGCGGTTGTTTTGGCTTTGGATTGAAAAGCATTTGATTGAACATTTGTTCAACGGGTGTTCCGTCTTTGCCTCCCTTTTTGTTCTCCCCTACCTCAAGAATTTTCTGCAGATACTGGATAGCTTCAGACACTCCACCTGTCAAAAACGCCTTCATTGCTCTGGTTGTCGAATCCGTATTCTCATTGATTTCTACGAGATCGCCAAGGCTTTCAAGCATTCCGTTGACAGCTTTATACATGCCTGTCTCGATCATCGCTCCGCCCGCACCAAGCATTTCTTTAATGGGTGCTATGTTGTCTGAAAATCGATTGTGTTCGTCAATGGCGCTAGAACCCCAAGGCCCTATCGTATTTGCCATGCTTATTTCACGGCGGATATTTCCAATCTCAAGTAAGGCTTTTGAATGAGCCAACTCTCCGTTGTAGTGCGCGACATTCAATGCAGTCTCGTAGGAGATTGTCCCTAGCTTTTTTAAGGCCTTAGCGGCTGTGACTGCAGCAAAGCCAAGACCAGCAACAACTGCAATAGGGACGGCAGCAGCACCAACGGAACCTAAAGCTGCTCCACCTCGCATACCCGCTGTGGTTGATATCCCGAGACGAGGAGCCAACTGAGCTCCAAGTCTTGCACCTGCCCGCATCATTGGCCTGCGGATGAACTCTGGTGTCATCCTCTGACTGATTCGGAAAGCCTTCTTGCCACCGTCTCGAAGAGTCTGGCCAAGCCCACTGAACAGTTGCGAGACAGCCTGAGTTAAGGATGCTCCAAGCTTTCCCAGTGCTGTCGTATTTTCTTCTACTGGGCCAATCAGTCTCTCAATTGTGTCATTGACATTACTCATTGACTCCGTATTAACTTCGGTCACCCCAACGAAATTTGCGAACCGATTCGCCAGTGATTCAGTTCTTGGGTTTACATGCCCTGCGTCATTACGTGACTGGATGTGCTCTCTGGTAGCGCTAGCCCCCATCTTTGCCAAATCAGGAAGCGTTGTTGAAGCCTCAAAGCTCCTGAACACTTCCTGCATTTTTTCGGAAAGGCCAGGTATCTGTGACAGATGAACTGCCGCGTGGCCTTCCCTATTGATCGATATCGTCCTGCTGATATCACCAAAATCAATTGACTGAAGATCTTCAGCTGTTGCCCCCGCCTGCTCTGCCATCTGTAAGAGGCTGCGCATGACATGATCGGTCTGCCTGTTAGAAGCCCTTCCACCACTTGCGAATCTCAGAATATCACGAAGGCTACCAATTGATTCACCGCCCATGTTTTCTATGACGCGGTCAAACAGAGGGGCTTGCGTGGTATCTCTCAGGGCATCCTCAAACGACTGACCAACAACAACTCGCATCAGGCGATTTATTGTGCGGCGCATTCGGCCACTGGTTGCACTGCTGGATTCAACCGCCAGATCACGGAGAATTCTATCAAGCATCGTCGCCACCTTGATTTTTCATGAACGAGGCGTGTAACGCTTTAGCAATACTTGCTTCGTTCTCAGTCAGGCAATGGAGCGTGTCTGCGTTTATTCCAGACAACGCAATATTGATTCCCTGAGAAACAGCGATCCCTGTAAACGACTGAACGCGGCTCACATTGAGGTACAAGCCAAATCTTCGTTCATGTTCGTCGCGTCTGTCGCAGTATGGGAGAGCGTCGTATCCAAAGCTGTAGGCGATGTCAGCTGCTGGTCGCCACTTTTTTTTTGAATGCCGGCGTACAAGCGAAAAGCTCGTAACAACTGAACACACTCAAGCTCAGTGAGCCCACCTTCTTCTACTTTTCGAATCGAGAAAACGTCGCGAGTGACAGCAGAAATCTTACCGACGTACTTCAGCCGAAGGTTTTCGATCTCAAGGAACTTGAAGTCATCATCGTTGTAGTCTTCATGCGCAAGTAGATCTCGCCACAACACAATCGGATCGGCACGGCGATTTTCCCTGCCATCCCAAAACCGAAAGACAAGTTGCAGTTTTCTGTGAGCAAACCTGCGAATGTAGTTAAGGCCAAGCAACTGACAACTCCCATGTTTTCTTTACTATGAAGCGCTGTATGCCGCCAGGTCTGCAATAACTTCGGTGCTCCTGTCCAGGTACAGGCGAGTTACCCCGTCACCACTTTGAGCGGTGTCTGATGTCCATTGATGGGCAATGATGTTGAGACCAAAGATCGTGTGCTTTGCTCCAACTGGGATGTCCACTGGATCCGCAAGGAAGCAATTCGGGTAATTGATTGGTGTCAGGGTTTCAGCGTTTGCGTCTGCAACCAGCGCCGCCGCGTCCTTCGCCCCGGTCAATATCACCTGAAACGTCTTGCCATCAGCAGTAAGTGGGCACCCAACTACGTTGACCCCTGCCGGAGTCCCGAAGAGCATATTTCTGAGTCGCCTTGCAACTACAGGCTCAAACTCTGAAAGCTGCAAAGGGATCGACGCACTGCGACCAAAGAACTGACGGTCAATTGGTGGCCCCTGCTGCCCACCATATCGATCTGAGTTAATGTCGCCATAATACTGACGTTCCGACACCTGGATTCCATCAGCCGAATAGCCAAGGCTGACAAGTCCGTTTCCGTCTCGAAGATTGACCTGGACGATGACTGGCCCAGCAACATAAGGTGCAATTGACATCAGTTATTCCTTCCAGATCTTTCAATTCGCTTTGGGAAATAGTTAGACCTGTCGCGCCAAAGATTGGCCTGATTGAACTCGCTCACGCTGGGTCCGTCTACGTGAACTAAACCCGCTTCTGTATCTTCTGGAGCTGATGAAATCACCGAATCTCCATTTTGGATTGCTTTAAGGCTTCCCTCTCGCACCTTTTCGTATGCTTCCAGCATTTCGGGACGAAACATCGGTCGGCGTCGCAGCAAATGCAGCATCCCAATTTCACAGATGATCCGCTTCAGGTATGACTGACCGCTGCCAGTCAGGGCTGCCAATTCATCAGCGTCATATCGACCACCGCGCCTGAGTGCTGAAACAACCTCACCCTCTGCATCAAGAAGGCAGGTTTCGACTCGACTGTTTGTCGAAACGTCAACGACTGATGCGTCCGAATTATCATCAAGCACCAATTCCTGTATGTCACGTTCATCAAAACGCGCAACAAGATCGCTAGCTGAAACATACTCAGGCATCAATCATGCACCTTTCCGGAAATCACCAGCCAGAATGCCCAGGGAGTAAAGCAACTGGCTGGCGATTCCAGCGGAAACGTCAACTTAGATCGCGTTCTGGAACATGCACATTGCCTCAGCGGCAGTGACAACATGCTTGAAGTTCTCAACAACTCGACCAGATGTTCTCCGGTTGTCCTTGTCGTGCTTCGTCTCTGTGCTCATTTCTTCGCACATGAAGTTGGTGATTGCACTAAAGGATGGAGCCCCATAGTGACCTTCCAGGCTTCCCGGACGAGCCACAATGAATGGAGTTGCGGCAGGAAGAACTTCAGTGACAGCTCGGGTTGCCCGTCGCTTGGTTGTCACTCGCCGAGTCTTCTCAACGCAAACCTCAACACCGTACAGAGTCTTCGGCAGGCCGAATTCTGCGTTCGGATTGGAGTCTCGCAACTCACCACGGACCTGCGCCAAAGCATCAGGTGAGCCACGAAGGTAGTCAACCAATTCCTGGCATTGGCTGATTGCCTGTGCCAAAGTGGAACTGATGACCAGCTTCATGTCGTCAACTTCGATCGCAGCAAGCGTATCATCCAGCATCAGCTGAATCGCCGAGAAAATGGAACGCTTGATATCCTGACGAGCACTCGTTGAAGCAGCCCAGGTACCAGTATTGGAACCCGTGCTGTTTGAGAGTGATGTCACGTCAACGACATGGCTCGCAATGTGATTCGCAGTTGTGGTAGCCACTTTCACAGCTTCCATTGTACGAACAGTCATTGCCTTCTGAGCCTGTCGGGCAGAATGGGAGGCGATAATATCCCATGATGCCTGCTCAACGGCCAGATCACCAAGGGAGAACGGATATTCGCGACGTTGCGTGATGAAGGGCAGGTATTCGTGCCCACTCACGCCGTCACGACCGCTTCCGGCGTCTTCGCCATCAGGCCAGAGGAATTCACGTCCAAGGTCATCCAGAACCCGTCCAGCTTCGTCAATGCTCAACTTCATGTAGTAGCCGACGTTTTTCGGCGACTTCACAAGCTGAGTGTACCTTGCATGTGCAAAGCTCTTTGGATTTCGGGAATACTCAACAGTGAGTTTCCCACTCGTTTCATGCGATGGAACAAACGTGTTGTTACCACCTGGCAGTACCTGTGGCATGACTGAATCCTTCCAGATTTGTTGCCAAATAACCCGCTAGCGGGAGAATTAGAAAAAGAACAGAGCTTACGCTGGTTCGACTACGGGACTGATTGGAGTCACGCGGATCCACTGACCAATCGTTCCAGATTCGTCTGCAACAGCACCAACCCAGTTGCCGGCTGTGGCAACAAGAGCAGTCCCATCGCTGTTTGTGTTCGGCATGAGGCGTTGACCGCGAGTGACTGTCCCCCCAAGCTGAAGCAGAGCAGTTCCGTCTTCAATGCTTCCACCAGGACGGATAATGGCAACAGGTTCCTCGTCAGCAGCGTGCTGTTGCGGATCTGCTGTGATTGACGGAATAGGAGCATCTCGACCGTAACTGTCAGAGATAGCGATCGGCATTTCGCCAGATTCACAAATCTTAATCTGATAGTCAGCGGAAACGCCTTCCGTAGTCAGAAAGCGAGCGGGAAAGACCTGCCCGTCAGCAAAGTAACCCTTCATTTTTGTGTTCCCCTTTCAAGAGGATTTAGTTTCTGTGATCTCGTTGTGAACCAGTTTCCGAATCGCCTAACCAGCGACTGGAGCAGACCTTTCGGATTTCACTGCGGCATATCGCTCGCGAGCGTCGTCCCAGTCAGTAATCCCATGCCGAAGAGCGTACTTTTCAATCTCCTGGACATCTTTCACGCCAAGAGAACTGGCCTGATCTGGATTTGACGCAACTGCTGGCAACTCAGCCTGCCGGCCAGCACCAGACATCGCACTGAAATCAGACACAGCTTCTTCATGACGGCGATAGCGATCCTTGATCACTCCACACTGCGTGTCGAATTCCTCATCACTCATTGAGCGAGCGCGAGTGACTTCGCTTTCAAGGTCCATGTCGAATTCACCAGCCAATTTCTCCAGGCGGCTGTATCGTCCGGCAATCACTCGATGGCCTCGCTCCTCTTCAAGCTGAGTACGAAGAGCCTTGTTCTCTTCCTCAAGCTTTTCAATTCGACCGTTGACTTCTTCCAATGCCGAACTGCGAGCATACTGGCTCACTGCTGGCTGCTGCTGATTTGGCTGAACCATCTGCTGATTCCTTCCTTGGGAATTGAAACCACCAGACATCTGAGGTGGCATAGGTAATTGAGATTGCTGAGGAGCAGGAGGTGTTCCCTGTTGCATCAAGGCAGGATTCAGCTGAGGCTGAGTCATGCCACCCATGGCATTTGCCACCGCGTCCTGACTTATTTCAGGTGGCTGCGGAGACATTGGAGAAGGGACGCCCAATCCACTACCGCTATCCTGTTCCATCATCTGAACGATGTATTGCCAAACTGCTGTATTTGAGATCGCCGTCATGAGGCGATTCA